TGTACCATTAAAAAATATTTCATTTAATGAAAAACATATTGAAAATATAGATGATATTAATGAATATTTCATTGAAAAAATAACATATTTTTATACTCATTATAAAGATATGGAAAAAGGAAAACAAGTTAAAGTAGGTAGAATATTAAATAAAGATGAATCAATAATAGTTTATAATAATAGTATTATTAAATAAATTATTTTTTATGTTTTTTCAATAAATTATTGAATGCTGTTTCAGTTTCTTCATTTTTTCTTTTTAATGAAGAAATTTGAACATCTTTATTCTTATTTTCTTCATTTAATTTATTGATTTTGATATTATACCCATCAATAGAATTTAATAAGTATTTGTTTGTTTCTTCTGATACAGCAAGTTTATTTTGTAAAATTTGATTTTTATCACTCAATACAATAATTTTATCATCTTGAATATTATTAAAATATTCAAATAGATATTTTTTGTTGTATCTAATTGCAAGATCAAAAGAATCAATTTCTTGATTTTTTATTTTTTCTTTTGGATTTGCACCTAATGTTAAAAGATATTTAATTATATCATTACTAATATTTGGTGAACTAATTGCATATTGTAGAGCTGTAAAACCAGTAGATTCATCTAAAACATTATTATAATTCCTAATATTAATTAATTTCCTAACATTTGCTACATTATTTGTAACTATAGCAAAAATAATATGATTGCTATTTGATTCCTCCAATAAAGTTCTATTTCTATTATTTATTCTAAACATATAATATATTCCTAGAATAAAACTATTTTTTTATCAATTTTTTTAGTATTTTTTTAATTTATGTATATATTTTTTAAGATCATGATTTGATATTAATTTAAAAAAATTATTAAAAATATTTATTTTAGAATTATATGGTTTATCATATTCATTTATTATAATATCATCGTTTTTCATCAATATTTCTAATCCAACTTGATATTTATTATTAAATGGTAAATTAGAAATAATATCATTTTCATTTATAACATTATAAATTTTAATTTTATCATTATTATGTAAAAAATCAGCAATATTTTTATTTAATATTTGAGGACTCCCAAAACATACAACTTCATAAGTATAATCATTATAATCTAATATGTTAAGTAAATCAATTATTGTTAAAAAAGATAAAATTGTACCTTTTGAATGACCTCCAAATATTTTTTTATATTTAGGAAAATATTCAAATAAATTTTTAAGAATATATAAAATATTGTTATTTATATTGTTATGTTTATATAATTTTAATATTCCTGAATGAATTTTTAAATCATTATATGGAATAGAAGATTCTTTTATTAATAAATTATTAATCCATTCATCAAAATACATTGATCCTCTAAATACAATATTTATTTCTTCTATTTTATGATTAATAATAATTAACGAATGTAATCTGTTTTTATTATTAAAGTATCCATATATTTCAGTATCCGGAAAATTATTTGATATAAAATCTAAATAGTTTTTTGCTTCTTTTGAAAAATTTTCTGTATTAAGATAAGAAACATATTGATCTGTATTAAAATATATATTATTAGTTTTAATTGTATCAATAGATAAATTATTTTTTAAATCAAATTTTGACAAAAGACATAAAGAATCTTTTTTATTTTTATTATTAAAATCATAATCATAAATAGTCTTTGACAAAATTGCCATTTTATATATTTTATTTAAATTTATTTTTTCTATATTATTTGAAATTTTGTTTCCATTTATATAATGTATTACTATAATAAAAATACTAATTAATAAAAATTGCATAAAATTAATATACAATCTATTATAATAATTTATACTTTATTTTATTGATACTAATTAAAAAAAATTGATTTATTTATATTATGAATAAAAATGTTAATATTATGTCAACTTTACAAAGATTAGAAAATATAAGCTATGATGATATAGAAAATAAATTAATGTTAATATTATTAGCAAATCCCAATAGAACATATACTAAATCAGAATTATATAATATTTTATTAGAAAATCTAGAATCTAATACACAATATGTACATCCACAATTTAAATTCAAATATATGGTTGTATTAAATCAATTACCATCAAATCATGATGTAAAAGTAACAGATGACTTAGTTACTAGTGGTTTAGATATAGATTATTCAGAACTAAAAAATAAAGAAAATGTAAATGTAGATTTACCAAATATGGAAGAATTGAGTGAATTTATTGTTGAGAATAATTTATTGAAAACGACAAATTTTAATGGTGTACCATTTGATTTGGTACGTAATAATAAACTGTTATTAGTTGAAAAAATGTTTGAGGAAGAACATATGGTATATTTTAGAAAAACAAATACTGAAAATAAAACACCAATTAGATATATAAATTCACAACAAATGACAAATTTATTTTTAGAAAAATTATATTTAAAAGTTATTGAACTTGAAAAAGAAAATTTAGAAATGTATGGAGAAATATTAAAACTGGAAAATGTTTCATTTTATAAATTTTTCAATAGAAAAATTCAAAATTATATTTTAAAAAATAATATTGATATTGTTAATATTTCGAGTATTACATTATCTATTCTATTATTAATGCTAAATGAAAAATCACTTAAATTACTAATATTTTTAAATTTAGTTTTTTGTTGTATTGGATTTGTAAATTCTAAAATTTTTAGTAAATAATAAATTATTTTATATATATAAATAATATGGAAACAATAAAAATAGCATATCCATTTTTAAACTCAAATAAATTTATTTTATTATTTTATACAATCATGATATTATTCTCATATCCTTTAGAATCATTAGTTATACCACGAATATTTAGTAATTTTTTTAAAGAATTAAATAATGATATAACAAATGAAATAATATATAAATTTGTATTTTATTTTTCTGTTTTTATGGGTATATCGAATCTAGCACAAACTGTTAGTTCAAGATTAGAAACAATTATTATACCAAGTTTTAATAAATATGTTAGTAACTTTTTATTTCAAAAAATTATATATTTTTATGAAAATAATTATGCAGATTTAGAACTAGGAAAAATAGTAACTAGAATTAATTCATTACCTTCTATAATCAGAGAACTTACAACAGATTTATTTACTTGGATTATACCTAAAATCATAACATTGATAATTATTAATGTTTATTTCTTTTATTATGATTATAGATTAGGATTAGTTTCTTTAATATTTTTGTTAATAATATTTTATTATAATTTTTTTTCATTTGATGCATGTATTAAAATATCAAATCAAAGATATATTATATTTGAAAATAAATCAGAAGAAATACAAGATAAATTAAGTAATTTATATGCAATATATTCATCAAATAAAATAAATGATGAAGTAGAAAGTTTTGATAATATTAATGAAAAATTTAGACTTTATCAAAATAAGTCTATGAAATGTAGTTCAACAATAAAAAATAACAATAATTTGTTTACACTTTTATTTTTTGTTTGTATGATAGCATATATAGCATATTTATATAAACAAGGGAAATTTTCAAAAGATACAGTAATTGCATTATTTTTAACTTTAAATTTTTATATTCCAAGTTTAAATACTGTTATAACTTATTTACCTGATTATACAAATCATATGGGTATTATATCAAGTGTTAATGATTATATTAAATTAATTAATATTGATAGAGTTGAGAAACCAGAAATTAATTTAACACTAGGAAAAATAAATATTAAAAATTTGACTTTTGGTTATACAGATAATAAAAAAATATTTGAAAATTTTAATTTAACAATAAATTCAAATGATAAAGTTGCAATTGTTGGACCGTCTGGAAATGGTAAATCTACATTAATAAAACTTATTATGGGGTACTATAAAATACCAAATGGTACAATATTTATTGATGATCAAGATATAAATAATTTTAGTTTAAGTAGTTTAAGAAAACAAGTGAGTTATATAAATCAAAATACTAAATTATTTAATAAAACAATAATAGAAAATATACAATATGGCAATGATTTAAGTACTGAACAAATTAATTTACTAATAGATAAATATGCATTACAAAACATATTTAAAAATTTACCCAATGGATTTAATACAAATGTTGGTGTAAATGGCGATTCATTATCTGGAGGTCAAAAACAAATTATACAATTATTAAGAACTTATAATAAGAAAAATAAAATAGTTATATTAGATGAACCAACATCTGCATTGGATAATGAATCTAGATTAGCTGTAACAAAAATAATATCTGATATAAGTTTAAACACTACATTGATTATAATAACACATGATGAACAAAACTTAAATTTAGTTAATAAAATAATAAAAATAAAAGAAGGAAAAATTATTTAAAATTAAATATAAAAAATATATTCTAACTTTATAATAATGTACTTTATAGATTCAAATGGAAAAATTATAGATAATATTGAAAATTTTATAAATTGTGATAATAAAAATTTTATTACAAATGATTCAATAACAGTTAATAATTCAAATCAAATAAAAAATATTAATATTGATTGTTTAGTTGTTCCATCAAAAGTATTTAATGGATTTCAAAAAAAACCATTTATTTTATCAACAGTAAATAGAGATTGTACTGATACAACATGTTCAAAAGGTGGTCACCATAGTTTTCAAATTTTTCCATTTAATTTACCTAATAATATTATTTATGTTGATACAATTAAACCAAACTTTTTTTCAATTGTTAATACTATTAACATGAAACCTAACGGAAAAATTGTTTTATTGCATAGAAATAGTAAAATTAAAATTATAAATATTAAAGATTTAAATAATAATAATAATAAAATTTTAGCTAGAGACAGTAATGATAATTTATGTCGTGATCCTGATGATAAAAAAACACTAACTAAATTTAATTCAAGATTAGAAGTAACATCATTAGATTATATAGGGAATCCTACCATATATTTTTTTGGAGATTATGTAGCATGTAATATGAGTAAAAGAAATTTAGTAAATAAATTATATGTTTATTTTGATTATGAAAATAAAAAAGATACACAATCATGCTTAAATAAAATGTTTTTCACAAATATGAAAAGTGGAAATAAAAAAAAAGATTTTTTATTACAATATACTATGCATGGTACACAATATAACGATTATATATCAAGAAATTTTATTATTAATTTTGATCCAAGAGAAATATCATCAAAAGATGGATTTTTAACAATAATAAATACTAAAAAATCTATTGAAAAATTTCAAGAAACAAAATCTATATTTCAAAAATTTTTAGAATGGAAAATAAAAAATAATAATGGAACAATTTTAGAATATTATCTAAAAAATATAAATTTAAAAGATGAAATATTAAATTTTATTTATAATTATACTCCTTCAGAAAATAGTAATGATAAAATAGATTTATTTGTATTGGAATTATCAAATATTATCTTAAATCTTGAAAATTCACCTTATTCATCAGAAATACCACCTTATTCATCAGAAATACCACCTTATTCATCAGAAATACCACCTTATTCATCAGAAATACCACCTTATTCATCAGAAATGCCACCTTATTCATCAGAAATACCACCTTATTCATCAGAAATGCCACCTTATTCATCAGAAAGTCCTTTTTATATATCAGAAAAAAATAATGAATCTTTAAAAAACCAAACAAACTTAAAAGGCTCTATAATGTTTAGTTCTAAGTTATTAAATACAATAAAAGTAAAAAAATATAATTGTTTATATATAAATTTTTGGTTAACATCATTTGACTTTAAAAATACAAAAATATTTGAATTTAAAGATAGAAAAGGACCTTATAAACAAATAGATTTTGTAGGAAATCCAAAATTAATTATTTATATTCCACCATATTTATTTAAAAATGAAATTGATCAACGTCTAAATAGCATAAGCTCATATTATCAAACAAATGAAAATGTTTGTGATATTTATATTAGTGTAATTTACTAAATTATTTAAAGATTCTTAAACTATAATAATAATGGTTAAAGATACAAAACTATATGATATTTTAGAATTAAGTCCAAATGCAACAGATGATGATATACAAAAACAATATAAACTATTAGCAAAAAAATGGCATCCAGATAAAAATAAAGATAAATTAGAAGAAGCAACTAAAAAAACACAAGAACTAAATGAAGCAAAAGAAATATTATTAAATCCAGAAAAAAGAAAATTATATGATCAATTTGGTTTAGATATGGCTAATGGAAATGCTGCAGCAGGTCCTAATCCAGAAGATTTATTTAATATGTTTGGAGGTGGATTTTCAGGTTTTGGTGGAAGAAGAGAACCTGAAAAAGAAAATATAGTAATTCAACAAGAAGTAACATTAGAACAAATATATAATGAACACAATATTAGAATAAATTTTAAACAAAAAAATTGTTGTGAAAAATGTGGAGGTAATATAAATAAATGTAATCATTGTGATGGTAAAGGTGTAAGAATTCAAATAATTCAAATGGGTCCAATGATACAACAAGTACAAAGTACATGTGGAAATTGTAGAGGAAGTGGGAAAATTGCAAATCCTAATTCATGTTCGGATTGTAGAGGTGAAGGATGGAAATTAAAAGATGTTTCTATAAATGTTCCATTAAAAAATGGTTTATCAAATGGTCAACAAATACATTTACAAAATATGGGTCATAATTTAAAAGAAGGTAAAACTGATGTTATTGTTGTTATACAAGAAAAAGAACATAATATATTTAAAAGAGATGGTAATAATTTAATAGTTGATATTGAATTAAAGTTATTTCAAGCAATGTTTGGTTTTGATAAAGTAATAACTCATTTAGATGGAAGAAATTTACACTTAAGTCATACAGGTGTAACAAACTATGAAACAAAAAGAAAAATATTTGGTGAAGGTATGACAGATTTAAGAACAAAACAAAAAGGTGATTTAATAATCAATTTTAAATTTAAATTACCAATAATAACAAAACCTGATATTATTCAAAATTTACAATATAATTTAAAATCAATTGATCAACAAGAATCAAATAAAGAAGTAGAAATTAGAGTTAATAATTCAAAATATTCAAAGACAGTTATGTCTGATTATAAAGAAAGTGAATCAAGAGAACCAAAAACACCGTTTCAAACAGGCACCCGTGTAAATGTAGAAGGAGGAGCACCAGAATGTGTTCAACAATAAATTAAAAAGTAACATTTTCATCTAAATTATAATTAATAGTTTTAATTTGAGGGGTTTGATTATTTTTATTCAATATAAAATTTTTAAGTAAATCTAATAAATCAATCCAACTATAATTTTTAAACCTTGATAAAATTTCAAAAAAGTAAAAAGTAAATAAACCAAAGGTAACTGAATTTTTTTTATCATAAAACTCTGTAGCAATTTCATTATTATTACATGCAGAAATTAATAATAATTTAATACTATTTTCATATATTCTAAAATTGGTAAACCAATTACCAATTCTAAAAAAATTACCACTTTTACAACAATCTAAAATACAAATAATTTTTGTAGTTGGTAATAGATAATTTATCAAATTTGTTTTAACTTCATAATCAAATAATCTTTCATTTTTATCAATATATATACAATTATTATTTCCATGACCACTAAAATATATTAATATTGTTTCAATATTATTTCTGTTATCAATATATTCTTTAAATTTTTTAAATATATTTTGTTTTGTTGCTTTATTTTTAGAGTAATCTGTAAATAATGTAATATTTTCTGGTTCATAATTAAAATTTTCTATTAATAGTTTAATAATTAATATTGTATCATTAATACAACCCTTAAGTTTTTTTTCTTTATCATTTATATAATCTAAACCAATTACAATGCAAAATTTATGTTTTATAGTAATATTCATTACTCCTATAATATCATATAAAATTTTATTATAAAATTTATCTCATTTTATTTATAATGAAAATATATATATTAAGACATGAAGAAAGAACAATTGATGCATCATTTTTTAGTCCACTAACAAAAAATGGATTAAAAAATTCAATTAATTTAATTCCTATAATTGAAAAATTAAATATAACGACAATAATATCATCACCATTTATAAGAACTTTACAAACAATTTTGCCATATTCTAAATATAGAAATATTAAAATAAATTTAGAATATGGCTTATGTGAAATACTTCATTCAAATATTATACCACCTAAATCTTATAATGTTGAATTACCTGATTATTTATGTGAAGAATTTAATTATAATCCTGAATATAATTCTTTAATTAAAAGTACAGAATTAGAGTATCCTGAAGATGAAAAAATGTTTGAAAATAGAACAAAAAAAATATTAAAATTTATTATTCAGAAATATTATAAAACTAATGAAAATATTTTACTTGTTACACATCAAGGACATTGTAAAAATATTTTACAAATAATTAATAAAAATGTTTCTATAAAACCAGAAACTGAATCAATGGATAATTATTCTACAGGTAAAATTTCATTAATTTTCGATCAAAACAAATGGAAATACGCTAAACTTAATTAAAAATATCACTTTATTTATAATGATTAATTATAAAAATTATTTATTAGAAATAAAAACAATACATGAACAAACAGAAAATGAATTTAAAAATTATATTTATACTTTTTTTAATAACTGGTTTACTAAACTAAATAAAATAGATTTAAATATTTTATCTGAATTATGTTTTTTTTTAATTATAAGAATCAAAAATTTATTTAATATAAATAGTAAAGATATATTTCCACAATTTACAAAAAATAATAATCAAGACATTAAAGCAATAACTTTATTATTTTTACCTTTTTTAAATGATGATGAAACTAATATTTATAATAAATTAAATAATTTAAATGAGATTATGTGTTTAAAAGAAATTAATGAAACAATTAATGAAATAGATAAAAACATTGCAATTAAAGAATATTTTAAATATTCAACAATGGGTGTCGGTTTATTTTTAGAAGATGGTAAATTAGAAGATGATTTAATTTATAAAATTATTTTTAATAAATTTTTAAGTTTGTTAAATACATTATCAATTATAAATGGTAAAATGTATATTAATTGGATTAATATTTGTCCTTTAACATTAGAAACTTATAAAAATAGTTATATTTTTAAAGAAACACAAAAGCATTTAGATAACGCTGTTACTAATTATTTCGATGGTATTTATGACATAAATTATAATGGGTTATATATTGGTGAATTTTATAACGTTTATCGAAATATTTTTTATGAAAATATTAAAAAAATTAAATGGATTATATTTCCTTATACAATCAATAATACTAAATTATATCTTTTACAACATATTAATAATTATTTGAATATTGATTTGATTTTAGAGTATACTACTATTGATGAACAACATGAATTTATTGATAATATAAAAAACTTAAAAATATCTGATAATGAATATATTTTATGGAAAAATTTTTTAATTTTTTTAGTTAATAATTATACACATAAATTAACTATATTTGAAGAAGGACCTATTGAATTTAAGAAATTAAAAAATATATTTACTATAAATGATTTAAATGATGAAAATAGAGATAATGATTATTCTAATGAAATAATTAATCAAATATCAAAAATTGAAAACTATCATATTGACATATTTTTAAAAAATATTAATCCAAAAATAGTATGGGAATATATTAAGGAAGCATTAATTTATTTAAAAAATACAATATTTTATGATTATTTAATAGTCAATAATAAAATTAAAAAAGATTTTTTTGAATTTGATAAATGTAATTTAAAAAACTTTTATAATATTGCTAAATCATTATCACATGATATAAAATGGAACTTATTACCTGAAAAATATGAGTCATTAAATGATAATGATAAAGAAATATTTTGGAAAAATTTTAACTTAGTTAATAAAAATTGGTTAAATATAAAAAAAAATTTAAATATTGAATACGGTTATGAGTTAAATTTTTTTGATTATAATAAAAAAATTAGCGAAATAATAAATTCATGGGATAAAATAAAATTTACAATTGTATGGGAATATTTAGTTAAAAATGGAATACTTAATGAATTTATTATTAGTAATAAAAATATAAAAGAAAATTTTACTAATCATCCTGAATGGAAACAAGCATATTATTTTATAACTAATCAAAAATTTTCTGAATTAAAAAAAATTATTTTAGAAAATGATGAAGAAGTAGAATATTTTAATTATTTACAAACTAAACTAAAATGGTATTCTTTTTATGCAATGGATTGGGTTAGTCAAATAAATTTTTACAATCATTATTTGAATCATCGTGTTTTGTTTGTTACTGGTGCAACTGGTCAAGGTAAATCAACACAAGTCCCAAAATTATTAATGTATTCAGTTAAAATGTTAGATTATAAACCAAATGGAAAATTAGTGTGTACACAACCAAGAATTAATGTCACTGTAGGCAATTCTGAATGGATATCACAAGAGATGGGTATACAAATAAAAGTACCTCATAAAAAATATGGAAAAATAAAAACAGATAATTATTATTTACAATATAAATATAGTAAAGATAATCATATTAAAAATATATGTCCTCATTTATCACTAAAATTAGCAACTGATGGTTCATTATTTCA